AAATTAGAACTGCAATCTAAGTATGAACAGTTTGATCTTAATAAAGATGGGACTGTAACTGATGATGAGATAGACCGCGCTAAAGAAATGATCGACTTAGAGTTAAGAGAAGAAAAATCAGAGGCTCAAAAGTTAATGGCGTGGTTAGCTATAATTGTAATGACGGTAACAACTATTGTACTGTTTACTCCGTTAATACCAGACAGTAGAGTTAATGCACTATCTGATTTATTAGGTCTATTTTATTTTTCATTGTGTGGTATTGTTGGTACTTACATGGGCGCGACAGCTTTCATGCATAAGCCTAGTAAATAGTACTCTGCACTTCTTTTTCTAATAAGTTGTGTAGACCCTCTAGTTTTAGAGAGCCTTCCTTAACAACCTTTTTTATAATTGGTATCTCATCTGTTGGAAATATCTTTTCTATATCTTCAAACGGTAAGTGTGAATACTCAGATATAATATTACCATCCCTTGCTAAGAACACCCTGAATGAAATTAAGTTACCTTCTTGTCTGTTGTCCATGCTGCCTCCTCAGTCCTCAACTCCCAGACTTTTAAATTGGACACTATCTAGGTTGCCCTTTATACCTCCCTTCATATAAGTAGTAGCTCTGCCTTCAAAGAAGTTTTGATGCTCTACGCCCAGTACATCGTCTAACCAATTAAGAGGATTATCTTTTACTCCAAAGTTAGGTTTTAAACCTAGCTGTAGTAAACGNCTGTCAGCTATATATCTTATATATTGTTTCATCTCATGTTTAGATAAGCCTTGTATATCACCCATCTCAAATACTAAATCTAAAAACTTATCTTCTAGTTTTACCATCTCTCTACAGACTTGATAGATTTCTTTCTTAAACTCATCTGTCCATAGGTGTAAGTTTTCTTTTATAAATTCTCTAAACAGCTTTGTCATTGCCTCAACGTGCATAGACTCATCACGTATACTATAAGTAACTATCTGCCCCATGCCTTTCATCTTACCAAAGCGAGGGAAGTTTAAAAGAATTACAAAGCTACTGAAGAGTTGTAGCCCCTCGGTAAAGGCAGAGTATACAGCTAGATTCTTAGCAATAGATTCTTTGTCACTAAGTTTAAGAGGGACATTAGTTATGTACTCATGCTTCTCTGCCATAGCTTCGTACTCAGAAAACGCCTTGTATTCTATGTCGGGCATACCCACTGTATCAAGCAACAAACTATAAGCGTGTTGATGGATAGACTCCATGTTAGCGAATGAAGACATCATCATCCTAGACTCTGGCTTTTTAAATACACGCATGTACTTGTCTATGTAACCGGAAGCTACATCAACATCCGATTGAGTAAACAATCTAAAAATCTGAGTCAACATATTCTTTTCTGAGTCGCTCATTTCTTGCCAATCTTTTACATCATTATGTAAAGGTACATCTTCTGGTAGCCATATCATTTGATTCTGTTGTACATAGTAATCAAACATCCACGGATAATCAAAAGGCTTATAATAATCTCTAGTTCCTAACAAACTCATTGCTCTTTCTCCTTGGTTATTTCGTACTCCCAGTACTCTACGATCATCCCCTTTGGTACGACCATAATAGAATTTACATACTCTTTATATTTTTCACTATGAAATATATCTGTTGAAAGAATAACTTCATCTTCATTATCAGCTACTAAATAGCCTACTGTAGAACGCATAATAGGTTTAGACTTCTTGGCTTCACTGATAAGTATATCTTCAGTGTCCACCCAAGCATCTCCCCATTTTATTTCTACAACCTTATCCCTCACAACTTATGCATCCTTCATCTTCTAAGTTAATCTTAGGTATCTTTATATTAACATTCTCAGTGTTACGTGCTGCATCAGATCTTAAATAATAAAGAGACTTTAGTTTGTGCATACCTGCCCAGTGTACATCATTTAAGTACTGTAAGAAATCATTATGTGTATCTTGATCTGATTCTATGGGAGGAGGTTTGAAAAATAAATTTACACTTTGACTCTGACAAATATATTTCTGACGCATAGAAGCATGTTCTATAATCCATATCTGATTTATCTCTGGTGCAGTTTTAAATATTTCTTTTTGATCATCAGTCAATATATCTAAGTGCTGCACTGAGCCTTCATGTGCTGCGATGTCCTTCCATATCTCATCACGTTTTTTCTGAGTAGGCAGAAGCTCAAATAATAAATCATCTAGATATTTATTCTTAACTTTAAAACTTCCGGTCAATGTTTTGTGTGTATATACATTAGCCCTGTTAGGTTCTATAGAGGGGCTTGTACCCCCACATATAATAGAACTAGAAGCGTTAGGAGCCACAGCAAGTAAGTGAGCATTGCGTTTATTACTACCCTTCATGTCGGGGGCTTCACCTCTCTCTTCTGCTAGTCGCTTAGACGCTAACTCTGCCCTATCTTTAATTAAAGAAAAAGATTTATTATTAAAAGAAGAAGCATACATACTTTCAAAAGCAATGTTATTTTTCTGCAGATAACTATGAAAACCCATAGCTCCTAAACCTATAGACCGTTCTCTCATAGCTGAGTAGGCTGCTCTTTTATAACCTTCTTGACCTGCTACTGAGTCAATAAAGTTTTCTAATACATTATCTAGCATTGTTACAAGATCATTAATAAAGTTTTCATCTTGCGACCAATCATCATAGTACTCTAAGTTCACACTAGATAAGCAGCAGACAGCTGTTCTATCTTCATTAGTAGGCAAAGTTATTTCAGAGCAAAGATTACTCTGCTTTATTTCTAAACCTAATTTCTTTTGTTCAGCAGGTAGCGCAGCATTACAAGTATCAATGTTTACTATGTAAGGCTCTCCAGTTTCCATTCTAGTTTGAATTATTTGGAACCATAAATCTCTGGCTTGTACTATCTTCACTGCGGTATTAGTCTTAGGATCTATAAGTCTCCATTCTAGATTCTCTTCTACAGCTTTTAAAAACTCATTAGTTATGTTGATTCCGTTGTGAAGGTTTAAACATTTTCTATTTAAGTCACCTCCTGTAGTCTTACGCATGTTTATAAATTCTTCTACTTCTGGATGAGATATATCTAAGTATGCTGCGTAGCTACCGCGCCTAGTAATGCCTTGATTAAAAGCTAACATCTGGGAATCTACTACGTGCATGAAAGGGATAGATCCAGTAGACCTACTACCGTTAGAAGTATCCACGCCATTGCTACGAACACTACCCCAATATCCACCAATGCCTCCACCTCCACTTGCAAGCCATATGTTCTCATCATAATGGCTAGATAAACCATCCCTAGAATCAGGTACGTAATTGAGAAAGCAGCTGATAGGTAAACCGCGAGAGGTTCCCCCGTTAGAAAGTATAGGAGTACTGAAGCTAAACCAGTGCTGACTAGCGTAGTTGTAAAGTCTCTGTCCAAGATCGAAATCAATATGTCCCTTATAAGTAGAGCCAAAAATACTGGCCCTTGCAAAAGCTTGTTGAGCATGGGTTTCTCCTTCCCACAAATATCTGTCTATAATAGTTTGCTTACTAAAATTATTTAATGTNANATCCTTATCGTAATCAATATGAATACCTAAGTATGGTTGCACTCCAATTTTATCTGTCATTAATATTCTTTCCTATTTCTTGTATAAGTTTCTGAAGATACCACTGAGCTTTCTTTAAATCTTTTACTTTATCTTTATACCTGTACCGCCACACATATTTTATTACGTTACCACGTAAGTAACCTTCATACTCTTCCTCAGTTGAAGCTGCTTCTATAGCTTCAATACATTCTACTTTGCCATTATTATAATGTACTGGATGATTAACGTCATCTTTTTTTAAAGTTAAAGGTTTATTTTTATCAAAGCCTGTTCCTAACATAGAACCATTAGCTACTCTATTCCATTCTTCAGGTGTTACATCATCAATGCTCATAGTATCTCCTATTCACTTTCAATATTTAAAGTATTATCTTTACGATAATTTATATCAACCCACTCACTAGGTAAAGAGTCTTCACTATACCATGTAAAGTTATTAGCAGAAGCCCACTCACCATGACTTCTTTTAGTACCATCCTTTCTGCGTTTAGCCTGTGGCATTGGAGCAGATGGGTTGGCAAACAAAAAGACTAGCTGTGTGTTAGGCGGTAATGCTTTGTTAATCCATATGTATTTACTGTACTCAGCAAAATCCCAGAACCTACCTTTAGCTTCTAAAAGAATTATTTGATTGCCCATTATCCTAACGAAGTCAGGTTCATATACATGTTCTATTATGTAAGCTACTTCTTTAGTATGATGATCCCATTCTTTTAATAAGCCTTTATGTAGATCATGTTCCCAATTAGAATCATAACTAGGAGGAACATTCTTTTCTTGAGGACGTTTAACTCTAGGTTTTCTAAAGCCCTTACGAATTGTTTTTTTCAATGTCTTTTAACCCCACTGTAGTAACGTCTATATCAGTCTTACGTGCTAAGTCTTTTATTTTTTTAACAGTCCACTTAAAAGAATATGCACTAAGTTTAAATTGATTGTTAGCAAAGAGGTGTGTTTGTGGAGACAAATAAGAAAGTATATTACTTTCATTAATGTTCTTTGATTCATCTTTAGACACTAAACCTTTAAACCATTCAACTAAAATAACTTTAGATTGTTTCCGTATCTTCTTGCAAAGTTTGGAATTCATGATCTACCTCCTGTACTTTAGGCTCGACTACAACTTTTGTTAGAAAAGAAAATCCTTTTGAATATTGAAATACTCTCAAGCCTTTTCCATTATTAGAATCCTCATAGCATTTAAACTTGTGAGGACACCAACCACAGTTCTTATGTATTTTCTCATTACCTTTTGCTCCATCAGGTACAGTATCATAACAGTAATCTACAGGTGGTGTCTTCTTTGCAAGAGCAATCTTTAAATTCTTTATTTTATTTTTTATATTAGGCTTGTCTAAATCTTCGGGCTGATAGAAACATAGCTCACCATTTTCTTTATTGATAACTAGTAGTCCTCCATTACTAGTACCTTCTGATTCTTCGTACCCTGCAAGCTGTCCTAAGTATCCGAAGGGATCATCATCTCTTAGTGTTCCGTTCTTAAATTTATTGAATGCAAAACCAGACGCAGTTTTTATATCAACAACTTCATCATCTATGATGCAGTCTATGTGTCCAGTTATGCTGTCAACTATAACTTGTTTTTGTTCTCCAGTTATATCATGCCCAGATATAACAACAAAAAGTTTAACTAGTTCTTCTAGCATATGACCATAGAGAAACTTAATCTGTGTAGGAGAATTAGTTTTAAAAGATTCTTTGTCTGTAGCTTGGCTATCAAACCACAAACGCCTAGCAGGTTTGCCTACATTAGACATCCGTATAGAAAAGTTAGAATCTCTTTTAGTTGGGTTAGACCAAGAGCGCATTACATCTTTCATAGCCTCACCAAAGTCTTCTATCTGTTGTTCAGATATATCCAGAGGCTTACCATCTGATAAAGGCTCTAAGGTTTTATATATGTCTTCAACTAAAGTTGCAGTACTCATATTCTATGATTCACAAATCTACATTTGCGACTCTCTGAATTGTAATGTAAGTACTGTACCTTCAACTCTTTTTGTAATGGAGTTTTTGCTGACAGCCTACCATCTTTATATGACTTAACATCAATCAATTTTATTTCTCCTTTAGGACACATAGCTACAATATCCACTGGCCCAGTACAGCCACAGTTTTTAAAAACATGATAGCCATTATCCCACAACCATGTAATAGCATAATGTTCTGCTAGATCACCTACTCTATTTGGATCATGTTTAATTTTCATTTGTGCGTAACCCCTCTACTACCCCATTTTCTATTTCATCAGAGTTAAAAGAACTATACAAAGCTCTTTCATAATCTCTTTTTGTTTTTATTCTTTCTGTCCAAATGTGATCTTCTCCCCACCCAGAACTGTCTGCGGTTTCTCTAGCTTCATGTTTGTCTTTTACAACACCTATTACCATTCCACGTGGATAATCTAAATCGAAGTCATTGTCAAGATCAGGCGTTAAAATCATATAACAATTTTTCCATTCTTTGTATGTAGGTACTTCTACTTTTTTAATGTGTTTCACTCCAGTTATCTCCTATATTATATTCACCATCTAAAGGACACTTCATATTGAAAGCAAGTCCTGCGTTTTGTATTGCCTTTATACCTAGCTCACCTACAAGTTTAGCATCTTTCTTTATAACTTCTATCTGCCATTCATCATGTATGTTAGCTACAAAGTGAGCATCTAAATTATTATCTATAATGTAACTGTTAAGTAGCTCTAATGCTTTCTTCATTACGATACTACCACCGCCCTGCAGTAAAGCATTGAGGGCTGAGTGTGCTGACCTAATGTATATCTTCCTACCATCTAACCCTTTGATGTAGCCTTTTGCTGATGCTCTTGTAACTCTATCTTTAAGATGCCTAAGTGATGGGAGATTAGTAAGGAAACGTTGTTTAAGTCTTTGACCATCTTGCTTACCTCCCCCAACCACTGTTCCAAGTTTTTCATTTCCTGCTCCGTAGATAAAGGCATAGATGAAAGTTTTAGCCTGATTTCTTGATTCAAGTCCTGCAAGGTTTTGATTAGCGGTGTGTATGTCTCCGTGTAATATTTCATTAGTAAAGTCCTCATCGTCCATATAGTGAGCAAGCATTCTTAGTTCTAATCCAGAGGCATCAATCCCTACTAGATTATAATCTTTAGGAACTGTCCAACAAGCACGACACTCTGTCCCATAAGGAGCATTAGAGTTAGGTACTTGAGCAAGATTAGGTTCTCTGTGAGTCATCCTTCCTGTGATCGTACCATTGGGATTCACAAAACCATGTACCCTATCTATACTATCTACATTATCTATCCAAGATTTTATCTGTGCTATTCTTTTCTGATACATAAGATAGTCAGCAATGAGTGTAGCTTGAGGTATATTCTTTATTCTTTTAAGAGTACCCTCATCTACAATAGGTTGACCAGTAGGTGTAAACTTAGTTGGCTTCCAACCAAACTTCTTTAAGTACTCACCAATCTGTTTACGTGAACCCAAGTTAAACTCTGTACGGCTTATCCTTTTTATTTCATCTTGCTCATTCAGGGCATCGTACTCATCAGAATTTAGTCTATACTTAACTCCTTTAGAATCCACAGCCATCTTAGATAGTTTACCTGCACCAGTTTTAACAGGATATAATATCAAGGTATGTTCTTCAGGTTTAAATTCCTTGTGTACTTCTACAACAGTAGCATCAAGCTTATCTTTTAATGTAGCAAGTAATAGACAGGCATGTCTAACATCAAGTAGAAAGCCCTTCTCTCTTTGCTTGTTTAAGATACCGGCAATGTTCTGTTCTAAGTTTATAGAATCTCTAGAGAACCCCTGCTTCTCTTTGCTAAGAGCATCGTACACTCTTTTGTTTAAGAGTACATCTCTCTCACAGTATGTCACCATCTCCTGAGAAAAGTGTCCATAATCGTCAAACTCAATCTTAGGAAACTTTAGTCTAAAGCCCCATGATTCTAGGCCATGATTGCCTTCCCGAACTGGATTGAATAAACGAGACAACACTAAAGTATCTACTAATGGTTTAGTAGATAGATCAATGCCAGTAAGCCTATGAATAACAGGAATATCAAAACCGATAATGTTATGACCAATAAGTTTATCAGCCTCCTGTAACTTACTAAGTCCTTCTTGTAGTGTATTGCCATAGTAAGAGTTCAACTCCTCTGTGTTAGTATCGCAGGTACTTAGACACCAAATCTTTGTGGCATCTAGGCCATCAGTCTCTACGTCAAATACTAAGGAACTCATAACTCTTCTCCATCATCTACATAATCTTGAGCATCTACTTCTGAAAGCCTACCAGTATCCTGATTGTATAGCAAATGGGTAGCCATTCCTACATCACCAGTATATCTAGATTTAAGTACACGCAGATGAGTTGTCTGAGCTTCTATAGGATCATCCGATTGTTGGTTACGTTCTAAAGCTATAACACAATCAGACAACTGAGCAATAGACTGAGAGCCTCGCAAGTGATTAAGCCCTACAGTAACTCCATTCTCATGCCCCCTGTTGCCTTCTACTCTACGCAAATGAGAAACTAGTATCATCCCTGCCCCTGTTTCTTCCACAATGGATCGAAGCCTAGTCATAATACTATCAATAGTTCTGCGTTCATCCCCCTCAGTTGATGAGGATACAAGCATATGTAGATGATCAACCACTACCCACTTACAGCCACAGCCTATGATCATAAATCTAATCTTACTAAAGATAGCATCTATATCATTGGCCCCGAAGTGAGCATGAATCCAGACCCTGCCATTATCATATATCCTATTGTATATATCCTTGAGATATTGTGGGTCATGGGCTTCTCTAACATGGTCTACATATAGCCTATCATTAGCTTCTATAGACATCAGACAATCAAGTGTCCTCATGTCATGCTCTTCTAAGGCTACGATACCTACGTTGTCCTCAGTGTTTGTGATTAACCAATGCTCTAGTTCTCTAGTAATACTAGATTTACCTAGACCAGTACCACCTGTTAAAGTAATAAGCTCTCCTGCTCTAAGACCATAAAGCTTTTTGTTTAGCCCCTCCCACGGATAAGGCACAGACTCTTTAGTCTCTCTGTTAAAGTATTTATCTTTAAGATCTTTAGCATTGAGTACACCACTTGGAGTATATATCTTTGCGTTCCACCAAGCTGATGTATAAGCATGAGCAGACCTCTGCCCTTTGCGTAACATATCATTAGCATCTTTAAACTCGTCAGGTAAGTTGACTATCTTAGCTTTCCCCGGAGTTAATAATGTAGCTACTTTCTTAGCAGCTTCTTTACCTGCCTTGTCATTATCAAAGTTTATAACTACATTATCATACTGCTCTAGAAATTCTAGTGATTGTCTAACATCTTTAACTGCAGCGGAAGCCCCATTCTTAATAGAAACTACAGGCCATTTGGAACCAAGCAATTCATAAGCTGCCATTGCATCACACTCACCTTCAACAAGAGTGATAAACTTACCGCCAGAAGGCCATAGTTGCTCCCCAAATAAACCGCTGTCCTGTCCACTACCCTTCCATGTGAACATCTTGTTTTGTTCTCTTACTTTGTAACCTACAATTTCATTGGCTACATAGTAAGGATAGAGATGCTTTATTATATTACCTTTATAATCTTTTACTGCCTTAACCCCAAAGGCTTTGGCAGACTCTAAAGATATACCACGATCTGTTAGGGCTATAAACTCTCCTTCTGCATGGTTCATAGCATTGTTCCTATATTGTTTTATATCCACAGGTGGTGGGATTGTTGGTGTTTCACCATTACAAGCTCCTTCATAGTCTCTGAAATGTTTGTTACAACTAAAGCAATGCCCCGATCCATCTTCATTAATAGAGACAGGATCACTGCCTCCACATTCAGGACAGGGCAAATGATATTTGGCAAATGCCATTGGCTATTCCTCTTATTCAATTTTAACATAGGCTTCGTTTACATCTGGTGTATCAGGATCATCAGCAATAAACTTACCGTCCTCAGTCCTCGCTCTCTCAGCTATAATCTTAGTATCTAGATTACATTCTAAGTCCATGATGTCAGTTCTCAAAGCTTGTAAGGCTTCTCGCTGAATCATTACCCTATCACTAAGATCACCCAGTTCTCTCAAAGCTTTCTGTGCTAACCTAAATTTTAGTTTACCTTCGGAAGTGAAAAGGGAGACATTAAAGTCTCCCTCGTCACTCCTGAATATTCCATCAGGATATTTACTCATAGTTCATCTTCCTCCTCAAGTGATTCTTCTACACTAAACTCATCTCCTGCTTGATTGTATGTGACTAGATCAAGTATCTGAACAGCCTGTAAATCAAGACCTTTGTAAGTCTGGCCCTGTCGTGTAACTTCCCACTCCTTGTATTGAACATTACCAACCGAACCATTACCAACTGATACATCTATCTCTTGCTTAGACTTATCAAATAGTTTTGGTGCAGGTCTGATCAACCCATTAGGACCATTGACCTTACGCTTAACTACAACTGCTGGCCCCTCTTCCATCTGCTTTATCTTAAAGCCTCTGGATTCAAAGTCCTGTGCTGTAGCGTCATCTACTATAACATTCACCGAATATACCGGCTCATAAGTAGTGTTAGGTACAGTGATTGAAGCCCAAACTAGTGGACGATTTTTAAGTACTGCCATTGTGTATACCTCCATAGGTATGTTGTTGTTAAACTGGTATTAAATATTATCTTTATTATATTTATTCTTTTTATGTTTCTCATATCCGTTTTTAGTTTCTTTATACTTGTTAGAGTATACCATAGATTTGTTAAACTTACAAGCGTGTTTAGCTACATAGTTATTTTTATTTCGTAACTCATGTGGCGATTTCCTACGCATTATTTTAAATTCCTTTTTTTATAATCACTTAGCTTCTCTATCTCAACCCATTTCTCATCTAAATGTATACTTATTAATAGCCATATTGCTATGTTTATAGCTATTAAAACAAAAAATATTTCCCATGAATAAATCATTTTGGTTTCCTTGAATTGGTTTTATTAAATTTATTTGTCCAAACAAAAGAGTAATGGCATGGTGGACACTCAGTTATCTTACCGCCAGAGTTTAAATAATCTATTGTCTGTTGTTTAATCTCTAACCTCTGTTTATTTTTATCCTCAATAGATTGGTTATTCATTTGAGTCTTCATATTACATCTCCAGTATCTTGAGTTACAAAGTTTCCAGTTTGTGAATCAAAACATACACCTAGTCTATCAAGAATATAATTCCATGATCTAGTAAATTCTATATTATTATCGCAATAGTTATCATCTATTTCAACTTCATCTAGTATAGTATGTAAAGCTCTATTAATTGTCATCTCTTTCTCCTTCATCTCTGTCGGCTAAGTATTCTTGATACCTTATCTCTGCTTCTAAAGGTGACACATAGTCATCCTCTTGAGTCATAAGGTAACGGTTAAGGTCTATTATTACTGGATCTTTTTCGCGGTTCATTAGAAATCTACCTCCTTAACATCTAAGTCTACAGTATACTTGTCAGGTGCATTTAAATTACCATCCCAAATATAATCATCACAAGCAATTAGCTTTGCTTCTGCTATGCTTTGAGCTTCTATATATAGCTTATGCGTTTCTATAACTTTAACAATAAATTGTTTTCTCATATTTAAGTTCCTCTTCAAAAAGATCCCACAAACTTTCGTATGCATGATGCCAATTATTAAAATCACCGTTAGCCACACCTGCCGTGGCTTGTTGTTGGATCATTTTATCGTCTGCATCTTGAAAATTAAAGGTTAATTGTTTCATATGTCCTCCTACATCCAAGTTATTATATACCCAAGTGAAACATTCACCAAGCCTAGTAAGATAAACGAAGCTATAGTAATTACTATAGCCCCGAATACTCTGTAAATAAAGAACCAGAAGTTATTATGCATGACTATGCTACTAGTTTTGCACGATAGAATACTTCAGGATCTGATATAACTTTAGCTACCTGTGCTGTTCTAAGCTTAGTAACATTCATCATACTAGATGTTTTTCTTTGAGAAGGAGCATGAGTAGCCCAGTGAGTCAAAGCATTATAGACTGCCCAAAGATTGTTCTTCATAGAAGGAGAGTATCTATCATTATATATATCCCAGAGGAACTGCCAGTTCTTATTGTATGGTGTTGTATCTAGATCAAGAATATTTAAACCTAAAGTAGCTGCAAAAATATTTGCAATCATATCATGATCAACAGGAGTGTTATACCAAACATCCCAAAGTTCTTGTTGCTTAGTCATTACCTCCATTCCTGCAGTAATAATCCTAGCACCTTTCTCAATGTCTAAGCTTCTAGTGTGTCTAGATTTATACAGTGTTGCAGAATCATTAGTAAAGATTTGGCCGTTCATACATGCAGACTGCCTAGCACCTACTGATAATATAAAACTAAAAGAACCATCAAAGCTATTGGTACTCAAGAAAGTTAAAGCTGCTGTATCACCATCTGGAGTTTGAATAATCTGATTAGGTAAGGTATGTCTAACAAAACACTTAGCACCGTTGGGATTGGTAATAATATTTTCTTCAATACCTCTAATGTTAAGATCACTCCGAGAAATAATAGCGCGTTGATTGTTAACCATTTCTTTGTGAGTTACTGGATTATAGTGAGGGCCGACAACTCCAAGACATTCTTCAGTATCAGTCCGTACTATTGCTCTCTTCTTAACTTCATTTAATTTAACACCAAATGAAGTATCAGATGTAAACATTAGAGGTTTCATTTCTACCTCAAAGTCAGCACTTCCATAATCAAGATGATTAAGATTGTTAGCGAACATGTCTGTTACATTTTCCATAGTATTGCTCCTAGTTTCAAAGGTCATTAGTAAACTCTCCAGTTAAGTAAGTGTAGTGAACTTCTGATACATGATTACCGTCAATAAAATCTTTAGGATATGAGGCTGCTATCATTGAACACCATGAGTTCCACAGATTTTCTGTACCATAATCTTGACAGATCGTAATGTACTGCTTTATTTTATTGTTGTTATTTAATATACCTTTCTCACTAGTTAACTTCTTGTTTAATTTCAGTGAGTTAGGTTTGATGTTATAAGTTTTTATATTATGAACATCCATGCAACCTACTAATCCTGCAGTAAGTTGACATACGAACCCTGCTTTAGCTAATCCTAAGCCATCTATTCTTAGAAATATCTTCATAAGTGAGTAAGCTTTTTCATAAGAAGTTAAATGTACAGAGTTTAAGACTGCCATCATTTGTCCAAAGATAAAGTGTTGATGTATTACCATGTAGTTATAAGTAGATCTTTTGTTACCCCAAATAAACTTAGAATTTTTTTGATTCTTGTCCATGTCTAGTAACATATCACCTACTAAAGACCACTTCTGTTGTATGCTTAACACAACCATCATNATAACTAAAAATAAATTATCTGGATTGCGTTGAGCNAANGCTTTTATTTTTGGNCTATGTGTTTTGAACATANNTTGTTTTCTCTTTAATTAAACTAGCTGTTAAATATTGAGTATAACAATTAGCACACCACATAATTTTNTAATCATTAGTAGTCACTATTGCTGTTGTTATCTTACATTTATGGCANTTATTATCAGGCATATGCTTCTCCTAAGTAACCTGCAAAGTTTCCTGTNTGTTTTTCTATTACATCTATATAATAAATGTCTTGATCATCAACATTCATAGTGACAATTCTACAACTATAATAAGTATCATCTTGACATTTAATACTAGCATTAGCTGCTGTAATATTTTTATATTTATATGGTCGAGGTACTATATTTATTGCAGTTTTATATAAGACTTTAGACATAACAATCTCCTATAATTTCAACAGGTTCCGTAGTTTCTATCCATACTTTAGCCCCACATGACAATGGTTTGTCAGGACTATATACAATCTTACCGTTAGTAAAGTTAACCTCATTACATTTTCTATTTTGTTTATAATCTTTCACGGTCAACACAGGTTTATTTGCACCTTTAGCATTAGCTCTAATGTTATGTTGATTAACATGAATATAAGTTTTCATAGTATCTCCTAATGTGTTTGTGTAACTTCTAACCCTCTTCTATAATAGTCTGCACCTTGTTCAATTTGCTCTCTTGTACAGCCCTCTAATCTTTTACAAGCTTCTTCTATTAACAAATGCATAGCTACTGCACCAGACATTTGATGAGTCTCAATAGAATCTAAAGCTTCAGATATAATATTTATATTATCACCTACTTCAATAACAAACTTATCTACTATTGCTTTAGCATCTTTTGGAGTTAACTCTTCATCTTTTTTCTTAACACTTTTTATATCAATAACATTACTCATTTGTTTCTCCTTTAATTAACTGCAGTTATAAAGCCATCATACATTGTTACTTCAGCAAAAAATTCTCTCTTATGCCCTGTTAAGTGGGGTCTATTACAACCTACTAACTTACCTGTAGGTCTATATTCCTCACCAAACAAAGAAGTTTCTTTGTAGTTCAAGCGTTCTCCGATCATCGTTTTTAATTCTTTCTTACTTGGGTAATCAAATATTAACATATTACATTTCCTCCATTAGTTTAATTAAAGTTTCGTGATCTATATTTTCCATATTAGTATTCTCTTTTCCAGTTTTTAGGTAAGTTTTTCTTTCTTTTATCACCTGCTTTTAAAGTACAGTATTTACTAAAGGCATCCCATTTAGCACACTGCCAGTACTTATTATTTAAAAGTCTTTTGCCTTCTGTTACTGTTTTCTTTATAACTCCACAAGCATATAAGTCTCTGAAATACATCCACTTTCTACCTACATGAACATTATAAAAACGATGTCCATTAATATTAATATCTATGCAGAATGTATCTCCTATCTTGGGCGCAGTTAATTGTTCTTTATGTTCTTTGAATGTAAGATTGTCTATAATTTTAGTCATATAATCCTTCCTTAATAAAGTCTACTTTAAAATCTGTCGCTTGTAATTTCTGAACATTCTCAATAGTAAAATGAGTTCTATTGTCACCTAATATTTTAAGTATCCGATGAGCATACATGTTGACAGGTTTAAACTTATCTAGTCTATTATTCCAATAAACTTTCTTAACTAAAATTGTTTTCTCAATTACATTAGAATCTTCCATAGTTATCTCCTGTTATAATTTTTTGG